ACTATCTGCTATACTAAGTTGAGTTGATTTGATGGTATAAACGTAGTCTTCATTTTGTAAAAAGCGAATTTCTTGACCGGATTTAATAGTAACAGGAATAGGTGTATCATATGTATTAGCCCCCCCAGTACCTGCAAAACTAGCAGTTGTAATATCTTGCGCCCAAGCATAATTATTAGGTAAAGGATTTGCTATATTACTAGGGAACATAGAACTAACAATTAATATAGCTAAATCATTAGATGCGGTTAATATATTTCTACTGCTAGCTCCAAATGACCAAGAAGCTTGAAGTCGAGTGTATGTTCTTTTATTAATATTACTTCCCGTAGTTTGACTTTCATAAAAAGCTAAAGAAGCTGTTATCCAACTAACATTCCCATTACTAGTTTGTGTACTCCCGGATTCATTAGTTAATATAACTTTAGGCCATAATAAAGCAGGTCTATAAACTGTAGTTGATTGGTCTAAATCAGTTTGAAATGAACCTGTTGGTAAAGTAGTTATTTGTAGATTTACAATACTATCTTTTCCAAAATTATCAATTAAGTTATTATAATAATTTGAACTAGTATCATTACTTACTGCTAATTGTCTACCATCTTTATCAACTAAACTATTAATCCATAATGTAGATTTATTTAATAATTCAGGGTATGCGTTTCTAATTTCACTAAATGTTAAAAAATAAGCTTGATATTTGTCGATAGCTGATGTTTTACCATAAGAACCAGAATCACCTGCTGTGTATTGATTATAAGTAGCTGATTTTATTTTAACACCATCATACCTAGGATCTTTGTAAGAAATTAATGATAAATAAGAATCTTGTAACTCAGCTGAGGATGATATATAAACTGGAGGGATAGTTATAGAAGGAGCAGCATTTACGCCTGCTATATTATTACTAGCAAATATCTGGCTTCCTATAGAACCTCCTGAGCCTACACTTATATTAGTTAGTGTAGATGAAGTTCCTTCCGTTTTAGCTACCATCCTAAATACTATTTCACCTTGTGTAACCCCACTTTCATCAATGTCAAAATAAGTATCCCAATTACTCGCTATTAATACTGGTTTTATTTCTGTAAAGTAAAAATCGTCTGCAAATGAATATGGTGTTGTGCTAACAGTAAAATTAGCTGATAAGTTAGTGGCACCCATAGTGGCTCCCATTTGTTGCGAATACGGATCAAACCACCAATCTCCAGATAATGGTTGAGTTATAGTAATTGTAATCTCAGCTTTTACGGCTGAAATAGGGACTGTTTTATAACTATCTTGTACCTTTTCTAGTATTTTTCTATTTGCTGATAACCTACTACTTGAAATATTATTAAATAATACATTGTAATCAGATAGTGCAAATTGACTTAAGCTAATCTGTTCATCTGCGTCATGTTGAGAGTTCCATACATTTATATCTCCTAAATAAGGATTTTCATTAGAAGGAATAAAATAAGTATCGTATGCATTTATTTCACTACCACTGATTTCTCCTGAGTAGTAGGGTGATTTATCTCCAGATAAATTGTCATATAAATAACCGTATTCTGATCCTATACTTCCACTTATTATCTCTCCTTCTTTTATACTTTCTGTTGTACTGTTAGTAGGATTAGCATAAGCAAATTTATTACGTTCTAATACAGGTGAATTAAATGTTATTCCCGTTGATAAACTAGTACGAGCAGGTACAAATGCTTCTAACGTTTTAAATAATGAATTATCAAAAAACTGGATTAAACGGATAAAACCGTTATAATCTAAATAAGATGAAGTAAATCCACTATATGAACCTGTTCCTTGTTCAAAATATATTTTACGTTGATTATCTAAATCAGGGTATGTAATTGAGTATTGTTGTCTAGGGTCACCAATATATTCATCTAAATCAAAAGTAGAATTACTAGACGATATAGATTGTGAAATATATAAATCTATTTGATTTTGAGGTGAAAACGATACATCAACATATTGTAAGTCATTATCTAAATAATCAACGGATGCCGTTGTTATTTGTTGAATAGAGGTTATTGGTGATAATACATTTTCTAAAGGATTAATACTTCCTAATCTAACTTTATTTGTACTATATCCTTTTAAGTATTCTGCTTTTGATTCACCACCATATTCTTTTACACTTAATATACTACTAGTTACACCAAACATAGTTACAATATTCTGTAGGCCAGATGTTGTACCTTTAGTTTTAACTAGTAAAGGAAGATTATGATAAATACGTTTATATACCTCAGCTACTAAATCTCCTTTAGGAATGTTATTTAGATAACTACTTGTAGGAGAAAAATCAGTTAACGAACCACTAAAATAAGCACTTCCGGTATTATTACCTACTAAATATTGGTTTAAACTATCTCCTTCTGAGCTATTATAAAGATCAATACCAAATGATTTCAACACATGGTATACTAAATCTTTAGAAATACCCTCATTTAAGTTATTATTTGCTAAATTTATATCAGTAACTGATTTTAGCATTATCCATATGTTGTCAAAATATTGACCAATCATATTTAAAAATAACAAATATTGGCTGTTATCTGGATTATCTATTAAGAAGGTTGGAATTCCGTTTTGTAAATTATTTTGGTTTAATTCATCATATGTTGATGCTAGATCTTTATTATCTATAAACCATGTAGAACCTGAAACCGATCCTGTCGAATATAATATATAAGGTAATGTTGATGTTGATTTAGGCCAGGTATATGATGACGATTCAAAATATAGATAAGTTTCATACCCATCAAAATTAGATATAATATTATTTATACTAGCTGTGTATCTATTAATTTCAAGTTGTAAGTTTGGATTAAATGAGGCGCTGGGTGTATATGATGTAATTAGAGAGTTATAATCCTCTATTTCTTTTATTTTAGAATAAAAATTATCTATACGTTGTTCTACAGAACCAAAGAAAACAAAATTATTATAATCAGTATAATCAACGTTAATAGCTATACTAGATGAAGTTAAAGTATTTAATAATTTTTGGTATGTAGTATTTTGTGATGTTTGTAATGATGTAACTATATCACTATAAGTACCATATTGAGTAGATATAGTATTTACTTCACGAGAAATAGGAATAGTAAAATTAGCTCCTCTTAACATTAATGGAGCAGGAGGTGTTATTAAAGTATCTAAGTTAATATTAAATGAATAAGGATTAACTTTCTCTTCTACTACCCATAATGTTGTTTTTTCTGAGATACTATCTGATAGTGGTTCGTATAACTTGAATAAAATCTCATATCCCGATTCTATCTTATCTAAAGCTACGTTAACAGTTACATATTGTTGGTTTAAACCTAAATTGACTAAATAGTTAACAAAATATAGAGATGCGTTTAATTCATTAATTAAATTGTTAGCATCTTGTTCTATTTGAGCGTTAGTTAATGCTGTAGATGTTATACTAATTTCTGTTCTATCACTAGATATACGTTTTAAAAAGTATTCATTATTAGGTGAACCAACTTTATTTTTAAAAAAGTTATATTGTACTTTAAATTCACCTGAACTATATCCTAGTTGTTGTAAATCATTAACTGGGTCTATTTCAACAGCAGCGTAAGAAGAACCAGTATCAGGGGGTGTAGAGTTTAAAACGCCTACATTAGCATCTGTTATTTGGTTTTGAGAGTTAGGAAGAGGGGCATACGATGGGGTTAAAGCTGAGTCTGTTGGTAGTTTAAACTTATTATAGCTATAATCTATTCCTAATAATGTACCTCCAATATCATATACGTAATATTCTACGTAATCACTATTAGGATCAAAATAGTTTTGTATTTCTTGTGAGCCTATTAGTCTAACATCATCTGATGAGTAGCGAGAGATAGTATTAGTATCTGTTATATTTCCTATTATTTGAATATTATTAGCCATTTGAACCGCTTACACTTAATGTTTGAATTGTTTGTTGAGCTGAAGTTATTTCTTGTCTTAGTGAGGTGATCTCAGCTAAAAGAGCTTGAACATCTTCAGTATTAAGATTAATACCTAAATATTCTGCTTCTTTTTCTAAAATATATTGATGTGAATTAGTATCTCCTTCTTTTGGTATTTGAAAAAATAACTGTTCGTATAAAGTAAAAAAATCTTCTAAGGTAAAACTAGGAGTATCCCCAGCTTGATTAGTATTGATCAATTGTTTAAATTGAATATCTACTACCTTAGGAAAGGTATCTTTATTGAATACTTGTTTTTGTATAGAAATTTTCGACATTATCTTATAACTTTAAAGTAATAATCTTGGCTTAAAACTAAAACTTCTTTATTAGCTAATACTGTTTTTAATAGTAATTGGTAATAACGTTCAGGTTGTAAACCATTCATATAAACATCAAAATAATTACCTTGTGAATCTGCACTTATCTTTGTATAAGATGTATCAAAATCTATAATAACTTCTTCAGTATCTAAATCTTTTATAGACCAATATGAAGTAGTAGGTAATACTTTGTTATTTAAATATACAGAAGCAGTTTGGAAACTCCTAGCAGGAAATTTATCTCTTACATTTACTCTAAAACGTTGGATTGAGTCTTGTTGGTATTCACTTTGATTATTAGATATACTAGCTACAATTAAATCTGATGTAATAACTGATAATGAACCAGTATTATATATTGAGTCATTCCAACGAATCTCTAAACAAGGAGGATAAATTGTATGTGTGTTAGAAGAAAAATATTTAGTCTCGAATTTAGAGGCTGTTGTAAACTCAATTGTATTTGAGTGTTTAATTATAAATCCTTGATTACTTATTGAAGAACTAGCCCAAGCATTTACTGCTGGGGTTACTTTTAATTCAATATCTTTTGAAGTAGCTTTAGTGAATGATTGAGTAGCTTCATATGATCCTGTGAACCATAATCCTCCACCTGAATTAGTTCCGTTGTATGATCCTGTAGTTCCTGTTGGGAATCCTACTCCAAACCAAGCACTTCCACTAATTTCGTCTCTATAAGCCCAACTAGAACCGTCTGTAATTATAGGAGAATTACCTAATCTACCAGTACCTACATTCCAACTTCCTGAAATAGGATAGCTATATATTGTATAATCTAATGGAATTTCACTAGCGTTAGCTAGATACATTTTTAGATAAGAGTCAAATGAACTTCCTGATACTTTATTAGTTATCACATCGTTAATTTCACTTTGAGGGAATTTAACTATTATACGTGATACTTCATTCGTACCCGCTACAGTATAGAATGTACTAAGTTCTAATATTTCATCTATCCCAGAATTAAGCGTGGGGTAGTATGAAAATAAGGTATTGCTCTTTTCTGGGAATATTTTATAAACTGCCATAAATATAAGTTTGCTACGTATAAATATGGCAGTTATGAGGATTTAATTACAAATCGTAATTATCAATAAAATCAGGAAACTCTTCCATTATTTAATATCTGAACTTTCGATTAGAGTATATGTAAATGAAGAGCCATGTACTTTTGCTGCTTCACGAGCAATTACCATGAACGCTTCGAAATCAGCTGCTTTTTTAAATACTTGACAGCCTTCTGACCAATTTTCAACATACGTTGAATCAACTCCAGCTTTATGGATATTAATACCAAATATACCTTCTTGAATTTTAGTTTCGTCATAAGTCATATCTTTATTAGCATCGCGATAAACTTTAACAGGTTTAGCTTGTTTTAAAGCCTCATATTTACCTTGATGTAAACCTAGTGTGTGTGATCCACGGTATTGTCCTTCAACTAAACGAGCAACACCTGCTGCATTATGGAATTCTTTAACACCTTTAGTACCTGGATCTGTAGTACATTGCCATTGTTTAATAACCCAACTTCCACCTACTTTATAAGTTACAGTCATTGTATCGTCAAATACATTAGTAACTTTATTGCCGGTTGCTGAATTTCTAACTCCTACGATATTTAAATCATAGTCTTTTGCGCCTTCAAACCAAACATATCCTTTTGATTTTACAGCGGCTTCGATTTGTTCTCTTGTGTAAGCCATAAATTGTATTTTGTTTTACAATAAATATAGCTTACTTAAATTCTAGTCAAAAACTACATTCATTCTATAGTTTTTTATTACCTGACGACCAAAATCGTTATTAAATACGGCTCGCATAAATATAGATGCTGTGTCACCTACCATTTCATCATCAAAAAATATGTTAACTCCTGGCTGGTATGTGTATTTACTATAAACAGCTAATATTGTACGTGCGTATGGTTTTTCCCACCCAGTAAATTTCTTAGGTATTTGATACCCAACAATATTAGTAGGAGACATATAATCAGATAAACCTATCATTGTATATGTACGTGTTCCAACAGGAATTGGATCTTTAAAACGTTTATCGGTATATAATCCTAAAAATGAATATACAGGATATCTATATCTAACTGTATCAAATAATACAAAATAATCTGAATCAAAACCTACTTCAATTAATGGTAATTCGTTTACTATATATTCAGGGGCTAAAGCGGATAATTCACCTCGAATAGTAAAATACGTTAATCCAATCCATTTAACATGATGATATCCATTAATATCTATAGAATCTTGTCCAGGACCAGAGACATAAAAATAACCTTCACAGTTACCATCTAAGCAAGGATAAGCTCCTTCTTCTTCTTCTTCTTGTTTAGTACAAGAAAATAAACTAATGCTTAATAAAGCAAATAATATAATTTTTTTCATAACCTTTTTTGTAAACGTAAGAAGAGAGCTTTGCCCTCCTCATATTTAAGACAATACTACTCTTCCTTGTATGTCTGTATTAGGATATCTAACTTCAAATATACTAGGATCTAGTGATGGGTAAATTGTATTATTACTTGTAGCTCCAGGAATGTCGTATCCATATATAGAATAATTAATTCCTGTACTATCTTGTTTATTTATTATTTCAATTTTAACTACAGATTGAACACCTTTTACTGTTAATAGTTTAGAAGTTATATCAGATAATATAATAGGTTGGTTAATTTGCCATTTATCTATATTAAAATGGTTTTGTAATGCTAATATACAATTACTAATTACTTCATTATTATTATATCCCGCAGTTGTTGTAATATCAAAATTTACACCTATGTTAACATAAAAAGCATTTTTAATGTTTATAGCATCAGTAGTCATTCTATATTCGTTCATATATGTAATCAAGTTATTTTTCAATGTACTTGATGCATTAATTAATTGTTTGCTAGAATTATATGCTAACGTGTATAAATCTAATGCTAATAAATTACTTGCCTCAGAACCATTAGTAGAAGCAGGTGTTTGTTCTACATATACCTTAGCGATACTTCCATATTCTGGAGGTAAAGATAGTGCTCTTACTATATAATCTGTTTTAGTTACTGCTCTTAGTTGAGATGAATATGCATACAATGCATTATTTCTGATTTCTTCTACTTGGTCTCCATCTCTACCACCTGATGATGGATTTGTATTATTAGATACTACACTATTTAATATTTGATTAGCTAATGCGGTATTAAATGGATTTCCGTTTTTAAAATAAGTTCCTGTATTGTCAATTAATGTTAAATCATTTGAAGGAACATTTGATGCTACTCCACCACCAACTAAATACCTAACTTGTAATGTACCGTTTGAAGGAGCTAAACCATATTCTCTAGTAAAAAATACAGATGCTTTATTATAATTATCAGCTAAATCAGAAATACCGGGTACTAAACCTAATTGAATATTATCTGGGGTTGGAAGTATAGTTTCATCTGAACTATTAGATACACCTGAACCAAATTCTAGTTGTAATGTATTATCAGATAATAATCTAGATACAAAACGTCTTGGGGTTCTTTGTAATGTAAGTAAGTAAGGTACTTGACCAGCATCTGAACCTGTATTAGATGTTTTTAAATATACAGTTGGTTGAGCTAAATAAGGTACTTCATACCATTGATTAGCATTACTTCCTGTTACATCTAATATTTGTAATACATTTGTATCGTTTATGGTTATATTTTGAAATTTCTGTGGTGTAGTAAAAGTAAATGTTGAAGACTTTATAGCAGCTGATATCGCTTTAACTGTTTTTTTAACTAAATAAAAATTATCATTTACAAAAGTTATTTCAGCTCCTGTTAAATCAGTAAAATCAACTAAGTCGGTTGTTATAAAATTAGTTCCTGTAGATGTTGATGTTATATTAGTATTAGCGGGTACAATTAAACCATAAGTTACATTATCAGGTACTGTTTCTCCTGTTACTACGTTAAGTAATGAAGGCATCAATTGGTATACATCTAAATCAACAGATGAGGCATATGATGCTTTTGGTTTGTAACCCATAACGTATGACATAGCATAAAGATTTTCTTTTTCTTTAGCATACAATAAGAAGTTTTCTTGGATTTGAGTATCTAAATAAAATGACATTACGTCACCTACATAAGATGCCAATTCAATAAACATATTCCCTGGCGAAGCATCCGAGAAGTCGTTATACGTGTTAGGAAAGTATGTTTTAGCATAATTTATCAAATTAGATTTGAAATCGCTAAAACTTTTATTTATATATGATACGTTATTATCTGCCATGTCTATTGAAATTCTATATTTACTTGATCTGATTCCCCAGAAATATTTAATGTATAATTTACAGTTACATTAACTGTATTGGTATCCTCACTAAATACTACATCTATTTTACTTATACTAGCTTGAGGTATATAAGAAGAAAAAGCAGTTGTTATTCTATCCTGGATTAGAGGAACAATAGTTTCTGTCATTCCTTCAAATAGGGCGTCTTTAATATCGGCACCAAAATTAGGATTCATTATTCTTTCACCTCTATTTGTAAGTAAAAGATTAATAACATTTGATTTAATTTGGTCTTTAGTACTGTATGTGCTATTAAATACACCCGGTCCATTAAAAGGTAAGGAAACCCCTATTGCAACATTTTTTTGCAAGTCTAAAGGGTACACACGTACTACTTGAGGTATAGGCATCTTATCCTAAATTATTTAATCCTGCTTTATCTTGAGCAGTCATATTAGCTGCAGCATCCATAATGAAATTCATGTATGGGTTATCACTAGTTTTATCTACTGTTAAAGGTACACCTGCATTAGACATAGTTGGTTGTTCTAAACCAAATGCTGCTCCTAATTTACTTCTTAATTGATTACGAACATCTCCAACTTCATGTACATCGTTGCTAGTAAAATTAAATGTTTTACTTTCATTCATACGTTTTGTTGACGCTTGATTTTCATTAAGAATAATATGTAACTCTTCGCGAACTGCTTCAGCTACTGCTTCTTTTATTAAATTTTTAAATGCTTTTACATTCATGGGTATAAATATTTAAATTTGTAAGTTTTGTTGATCTATTACTATTTTTACTTGATCTATTAGTACTTGTGGGTCTAATGTGTATGAGTATTCACTTTTAATAACCTCTACACCATCTTTATCTAAAGCGGCAGCATAATTACGCTTAATACTACCTTTTACAAATGTTTTAGGATCTTGATCTTCTTTAATAACCAATCTAAATCCTTTATATATTTCATCTTTAGGTTGCTTAATACTATTTAACAACGCCTCTAACGCAGCTAGATTACCACTATCTATAGTTTGTAAATCTAATTTATTATCAATTTCTCGTAATTGAGCCTTTAAATCAGATAGTTCAGCTACTAATATATCTAAAATAGGAATTAATGCTAGTAAAATAGCGCTTAATATCCCTAAGGTTTTTATTATAACTTCATATGGTTTATAAGCAGATGCTGGAGTGCCAGGGAATGATAGTGAGGCAAGTAAAACCACACCTAATGTTGTTAAGATTGTTACTAATATGGAAACTAGTTCTAGTTTTTCTTTTATATCAATTAAATTTCTTTCGTTATTATTTAATACATTATACGCAGCATTTCTACTTACTCTAGCTTGTTCTAATTGTTCTGGAGTAGCTGCAGCCTCAATTATAGCATTAGTTTGGTCTACTAAATCTTTAAGGCGACTATTTTGAACTGCTAATCGAGCTACTACTCTAACTCCAGCATACATCAATAATGGAGCTACAGATTTAGCTGTACTTAAAAGTAAGGCTTTAGCTGCTTTAGTTTTTTCTGTTTTATTTTTAGTTTTATTTCTTTTATGTTTTGCTTTAGCTGCTTTTTGTTCTACTTTTCTTTTAGCTTTAGGATCTTTCGTTATACTTTGAATTTGCTCATCAGTCTGTTTTTGTTCTTCATTTAGAGCTGCTTTTTCAACCTCATACCTAGCATTTTCAATTGCTACAGCAATATTATATTCTTCTTCAGTTAAAACTGATTTTTCTGGTTTGCCAGGGATATATTGAGCTTCTAGTCTTCTTAAGTTAGATTTATGAGTTGTTTCTAATTCTAATTTTCGTTTTATTATATCTTCTAATTTTTGTTTTAAAATCTGAACCTGCCCTAAAGCAGCAGATATAACTTTTTGAGAAGCAGCTTTTACTATTTGATCTCCAAAAGCAGTAGGTAACCCTGTACTTGATAAAGTACTATTTATTCCTGGTGGTATTAACGATGATACATTCATTATGTTATAAATACTTGATTAGATGCTATGTATTTACCTGTATTATCAGGATCTAATTTATCCGAAACTTTTTGTAAGTCTTGACTAAATTTATCGGCTGCTGCTTTTATAGCGGCTATAGGAACACCATTACTATCAATTGCAGACGAAATACCATTTAAAAATAGTTGCATAGATGATATTAAATCCTCAAACATATCTATTGTTTTTGCACCTAATAAAACAGGTTCACTTGGTAAATCTCCATTTGTTTTTTTACCTAAATATATATCATTTGAAGATAATTCAATAGAATTTCCTACTAAATTAATTCCATTTGCTTTTAAAATAGTGTTAGTTTTAGAAAACAACATTATCTCATCTCTTTTAGAATTAATTAATATTCTATCACCATTTAGTATTACTTGTGGATTACTATACTTTTCAGGTGAAATTGGTTCTCCAATTAAAGGAGATTTTAACCCGGTAGAATCTAGTTCTATAGGTAATACCTGAGTTGATGTTAAATAGATTGATGAAGCATCTTTATTTATTTGCTCCGTGTATAAAGGAGAAGTAGTACTTGAGTAATTATGTCCGTTTGATAAAATTAATATAGGACTTCCATTTTTACCTACAAGACTCCATTCGTTGTAATTCGGTAACCCAGGAATACTATATAATCCAACGGTATTACCGAAACGGATTGAATTGCCTTTACGGCCATATAATGTATAATCGCCTTCATATGAAACTAAATTTTTATTGTTTGAATCTTCTTCGAATGTTTTTCCTAAGATAGAATTAGCATTTTGTGATTGAGCATTTTGTTGGCTATCTCCAGATACATTGACTACTCTTGACCAATAAATAGTTGGCGTTTGATTTTTAATATTAGGAGCATCAATAGATGGAGCCTGTTTTAACTCTACTATCTCTTGTAATAGAGGATAATATTGTGTTTTAGGATCTAAAGAATAAGCAATTAAACATGTATTTAAAAAAGCATCATTAAATGGAGTACCATTAATTGTTTTAGCGGCTTCTGCATCTAAATAAAATATAGTACCTATTCTTCCTTTTGCTTTATCATACATTTTAGGAGTAGGCAAATTAATACCATTGACCACACCAAATACCTTACCATAAGTTAGTTTGGATGATCCCTCAGTAGATGTAGTCTTACGATTATTGCTACTGATTAGGTTACTACCTTTAAAACCTTGTTTAAGTACTGCCATTCTATGCTAATTGTTTTTGTATGTCTTTATTAGCTGATTCTAGTAATTTTTTACCTTCTTCTTGGATTGCGTTTTGTTCTTCAAGTAAAAGCTGAATTTCGCCCATATCAAATAAACTATCATTACCATTATTAGTAGTATTAGCAGCACGTTGTGCTATACCAGCCATTTTTATTAATTGATCGTTATTTTTTACATTAACATCTATTAAATCTTTAACAGTAGGCATTAGCATTACCGCAGAACCTGCGTTAGATGAGGCAAGAGGTTTAAGAGCTCCAATAAGTTCGTTAATTTGACTATCAACGGACTTATTATTTTTATGTATTTGCTTAAATATATCTGATAATGATGTATTACCAAATAATGTTATGTCATCAAATGTAGCCATAATTGTGTTTATTATAAATATGGACTAATTAAAATCTTATGTGTCCGTTTTTGTAGTATTCGTTATATAATTTCACTCGTACAGTATCTAATTTTTTAGTTACTTTAGTTATCTGAGGGGTAGAAGCATCAGTTATTTCACGAATGTAAATATACAGTGCTTTTTTATTAAATATTTCTAATGATTCTCGTTTACGAAATAATTCCATTATAGCATCAGCTGTCTTAGCATCTTGGGTTTTAGGGAATAACTTATACAGATACTTATCAACATACTTTACGTACATATCTATGAATGTATCTAACCCAATATCTTCTTCTGCTTCTTTAAGTGTTTTATCTAGGTAAGATTTATCTTCCTCGATTTCCTCCATTTCAGCATGTTTCTGAAGTTTCTTGTAATTATTATTATTATATATGATTAGGTATCTTTTAGCTATAGTCCCAAAATATGAGTATGCTTTACCTTTTCCCTGAGCATATAGGTGTAGTTTTTCTAGAAGAAAAGTAACCACCTCATGCTTCAATTCCTCTATAGTATTAATATCTGTATAGTAGAATTTAAATGTGTGGATAATATTTTCTGATAGCTTATAAAATGCATACTCTATCTTTGAATTATATATTTTATTTCTTTCGGCTTCGTCTGTAGTAGATAAGAATTCGATAATAGCATCCTCAGTTTCCTGAGTGAAATATACGCTAGGCCCAACAGATTTGGGTCGGGTAATGTCCGTGTAATTATTCATTAATCACAGTATAAATAAGGAGACTCGCGTCTCCAAATTATTTGTTAGAAATCTCTTCTAATACTGCCTTAAATTCTTTAATTTGTTCAAATACTTCTTCTAGTTCAGGATCTGCCTCAATATATGTGCGTTCATCTATTTTAGATAGAGAAACAGTTAATTGGGAGGCTACGTAACTTATTGCGTTTATATATTCTCTTTGTTCTACTAGAGTTCGTTCTAACATAAGACTTTTCTTTATTAAGAGATAAGCCCCAAATGATAGTAACTCAAGTAAATGAATACCAACAATCCATAATATTATTTCCATAAATTAACTAAATTCATCGTGTTCGATACTAATCAATTCTTTAACTTTTTCAAGTTGTTCTTTCAATTGATCTACAGTAGTACTAACTTCTTCTTGGGACATACCACGATTAACTTGGAATTGTAATTTTTGTCCGATGTTTTGGGCTTGAGTTAAGCCGTCTATAACTTGATTTTTGAATCTCATAATTGTATATGTTTATATATAAATATACGGTTTTTTTCATTCCCAACGTTTGCACAAACATTTGCAACCATTCTTTCCCTTCCCCTTTTCTCCCTAATCCGTAGGTTAAAGTTACCGATATTTCCTTATACCTCCAAGTCTACCTTATAGAAATTCAAGAAAATTTTAAAATCCTCTTCTAATTCGCTAATAGTAATATCATCATAGGCATCCTCGGCATTATAATCCTGGATACCAATGATGTATTCTTCGATTTGTTCCGCATTGTTAGGGAACATTTCAATCAAATTTGATTTAACTTCTTTTAATATCATTTTTTAAAAAATTCAAATGAGTCTTTATCTATATCAACTATTCTATACCCATCAGATCCCCAATCTCCTACCATACATCCCATTTTATATGTAAAATCTTCATCTTCAGCTTCACACTCAGCATATCCTTCCCATATAGAGTCGGAAATTAAATCAAATCTTAAATCTTTTACTTCTCCACTAAGGGTTAAAACATCACAATCAACATAACTATCTTTACCCATTCTACTATTAACACTTACTATTTTAGGATCTTCTTCTTCCTCCCACTCATAATCCTCAGGATTAAATTGTTCTTGTATTTTATCAGTCATCATAGAATCATAATTAGCCATAGTTAAAACTTGCCCTTTAGATGACAAAGCAATTACTTTCTCAGCAACATCATGAAGATCCATATCTGTTTTAGCATCTTCACGAGCATATTCGAGTAAACGAATAAACAAAGGAACATCCAATTTAATAACATCTTTTGGGTTCTCCACCTCTTTCAGTGCGTTACCACCATTCGCTTTTTTATCCGTATATACGTTTTTAGGTGTTTTAGTTTGGTCTATACCTTTAGAATTACTAATTGCTTTTTCAACAAACTTAATAGCCTCAGGAGTATTAAACTCGATAGTAAATGTTTTATCCAATTTATTATCTTGAATATCAAATGTATCAACTACCACTCCAAATTTCTCAAGGCGGTTAAGAAACGCCGCCTTGTCTTCCGATTTAATTGTGAATTTTTTTCCCATTATTTTACCCAATCTTGATTTTGTAATTCTTGATCTGCTTTTTGCATTAATGATTGAATATCTTTACCTGCTTTACGAGCGGCTTCAATACCTAATTTCCATAGTGGGTGTTGACGAGCATCATCAAATGGTGTTTTATTATCTTGATACATGGTACCTTTACCAGTTATTTCAGCATTGTCAGGATTGTAATCCCATCTTTTATTTGCAGGAGTACCTTTTTTATTGTTCATGTTTTTCTCTGACTGGTAAGCATGACCTATCTTAATAATAAGCGCCTCAGTCGGAGTCATAGGGCGACCAAACTTTAAACCTTGGCTACCACCATAAAACTTAGTATCACCCATTGTTGAATCAATTTTATGCTCCTCATCACCCATTGGGGTTGAGATAGTTACCATTTTATTTGGGGTACCTTTATCTAATGTATATTCAGTTGATCTTGAGGCTACATTATAACCAAAACCAGCGGTATCCTCTTTAGTACAAGAAACCATACCTAATAAACCTATAGTACATACTGCTACTATAATTTTATCTTTTAAACCTTCATCCATATTCTCTTCAGGTTTAATTTCACCTGTTTTATCTACAGACATGTACGTAATGGTATTTGGCTTAGCACCTTTACGTTTATCAATAAATTTAAATGCACCTGGATGTACTTTATCTATACCGACTTTGGCCAACTGAATTTTCAATTGATCCATTATATCTTCATCTTCGATTTGTTCTTTTAGAACATATTTTAGTTCTTCACGAACGATTTGGCGAACTTGTTTTAGTTTCATATTCTCTTTAAAAGGATTTATTTTCCTTGGTTTACGTTCAATTGGTGTATAGTCAGGAAATAATTTAGGTATTAATTCTTTATTTAATTTTCTACTATATATTAGAGAATTAAGTGAAGGATTTTGTTTTGATAATTCACTAGGCGTTTTAATATCATTATCTTTTACATAATTACTTACATACTCTATAAACTCTTCATCACTTAATTTTTTCTTATAACCAGGAAATAATTTAGGTAAGAACTCACTGTTAAGTTTCCTATTATATATTTGAGAAAATAATGATGGATTCTTTTTTTGAAAATCAGCCGGTGTTTCTATATTATTATTTCCTATATAATTAGCTACATATCTTAAAAACTC